CATTTAGCCTCCATATGTTATTTTCATATATATTCTATGTAATGAGCATCCAATAAATGTTAAGCTAAATACATAAAACCCTAGAAAACCAACTTCATAACACAATATTAACGCTGCCAATAAAAACAATACTGATGATATCGATAAAAATAACCTTACATTGTCTTTTCCCATTTTGCTTTGTGCCTTACATTAAAGATTTAACATATTCTAAAAAACTAGGTTCCTTAACCGGCTCAACTCCCAAACTTTCCATATTTCTAATAATAAATTGAATCGCCATGATCTTATTATAATAGTTCCAGGTTTCATTTGGCAATTTTGACTTTCCGGATAGCCAAAGATCAACTCTTCTGCCTCCGGAGTTGTAAGCGAAGATTGCTAATTGTTCGGTGTTTTTGTGGTTTCGATATTTTCGGAAAAGTTTACTGAAATGTAAAGCCGCCATTTCGGTGTTATGCTCTGGGTCAAATCCGTACTTTCTTATTTTCTTGGTTGTCGGTATGGCTTTAAAATCCAGCATGATTATCTTTTTTGTTCTATAAGTCCTAATATTGTAAGGCATGAGTTGCCATAATCCAAGTGCGCCAGCTCTCGATACCGCTTTCTCATTATAGCTCGACTCGACTACGGGAATTGTTGCTAACCATCTTGGAAGTTCCTCTTTATCAAGATACTTGAAAACCATTTGACGGTATTTTGACATTTTGCCTAGTGCTTTTTCTAGGTCTTGTCTGCAAGCTCGGTTCTGCTCTAATCCGTTGCAATCTCTTAGGTATAGTTCTACCCATTGGTCTTGGGTGAAGATAGCGGCTGTTAAATTTAATGGGAATAGTAAAAGGATGATTAAGAGTTTCATTACTGAATTCTATAAATAGGTGTTTCGCATGTATCAAATAAGATTGAACCGTCAGCACTATTTCTTTTATCAACAATAACATATCCATGCTCACAGGTAGCATATATGATCTCATTATTTTTATAATATGCTTCTACATAATTGCCACTGCCCGTTGATTGTGAACCTGATCCACAAATGCATTTTTCGATCATTTCTGATATTTCTCCATCTGTTAATTATTATAGTAACTTAGTCAGGGTTGCTCACCGTGTGGAGACTTGTTTTTAAAAGGATAATAATTAAAATGATCTTTTGCTATCTTAGTCTTCTTGGGAGGTATTAAACCTAATAAGAATATATTCCTTTCGGCAACCGCACCAAGCGCAAGCTCTAAAACCTTATTCTGTCTTTCAAGTTCTTCCACTTTGGCAATAGCCACCCTAAATAACTGCCCTTCTTCCATAGCTTTTTGGAACCATTCTGGTCTTTCGTCTGGTACTATTTCAGTTATATGATTCATTTTCTCCTTTTCCTTTAATTATACCATAATAAGTCAAGTTTGTTAAGCTCTTTTACGCATTTTTAGGGCTTCAAGCATGGTTACTTCCTGATTAATCCTTTCAGCTAATCCAGTTGTCGCATCTGGTGCATCGTCAAATTCATTATTGCCTTCCTTCATATATCTGGTCATCATGCCATGATATAATGGCCAGAGTTTTTCCCAATTAGCCGGCATGTAAATATGCTGCATTACTGTATGCGACTCTGCGTTTATTCTGGCGTTTTTGTTTTCGCTTTGATGAAACCAGTTAATATGAATCCCTTTCCCTTTTTCCCTATATTCACTCCTGAGTATTCTTTCAACGTTACGAGCAAACCCCCTGCCTCCTGCATTTGATTCGATCATAACATTCATGGATGACTGGACATGGTGGTCAACTAAAAACTTAGCGGTTCCTATTTCTGTTATTTCCATGCCCTCCTTGGTAATGTAAACACCGAGCATGTACCCTTTTTTAAGTCCTATTTCGTACTCATCTCTGGTGTTTATTATACCCATAATTGGAGCGACAAGATAATCTTTGCCCTCGTCTGCTGTGTCGATATAGGAATAAATCTCAGCAAATTTAGTCGGTAATTCGTCAGGGGTGTAAGTTTTGAAGGCAGGATATAAACGCCCTATTAGTTCAATCCTTTTAGACAGATAGTTTCCGGAAAAGACTGCCGGATGCATTCTTGACTTAAGAATATCAAACGCTCTTTTGTCCAGTATATCTTCGCAGAGCATCCCTTGGGTTTCTTCCCAGGCTTTCATGTTCAGGATTTTTACTATTTCGCCTGACTCTTCAGCTCCCTCTACTGTCCTGTCTCCTGGGTCTCCTTTAACCCATGGCGTCATAACATGAATTTGTTTCCTGGGCCGTTCAAGTCTTGATAACCAGCCATTGACCAAAGCTGTCCAGAGCTTTTCAAGGTGCGGTTCGCTGAATGCTTCAAGTGGACCCTTAACCGGATCGTCAAAAATAGCTAACTTACCCCCTTTTCCTGTAACCGGTGACATGATACCTGAGCCAGCATAACTGAGAAAGGTTCCCTCCAGTGACCATCTTTTTTTCGACCTGTCTCCCATTTTGGTTCTGGTTCTTGGGAATACATCTCTATATATAATATCAGTAAGAGACATGCGATACTCTTCAATACCGTCCCTTACATATTGACTGAACTCAAACGCCAAATCTGAATTGTGGGCTGCTGTGATCATGATATGTTTTGGGTCGAGTCCAAATACCCAGTCTTCAAATATTATCAGGGAATGGCTTTTGTGGTGTCGTGGTGGGATTTCAATTATTAAAATATCTGCTTCTGAAAGGTCAACCTCAAATCTGCTTCCCCCTTCATATGGCTCTATTTCTATTTCTATGTTACCACCTGACAAATCCAATTGCTGATGTTCTTCAGGCGGCAGATATGATTTATATTCGATTGGTTTAGTTTGGTAGAATGACTGTAAACACAGCGCCAATATTAGGAGGTAAGTTCTTTCTTCTTTGTAATCTTGTGCGGACGTTATCTTTTGAAATTCCCAAAGTGATTTTCTAGCTTTTCTTATTTTCTTTTCCCTTAACAAATCATAAAGTCTCTCCTTTTTTGCTCTTTCCTGCATTATTTGTCCGACCGAAGTTTTTCTATTTCATCATCAAGCTGCTCATCAGTGACATCCTTCATTCTGTCTTCATTGTCTACTTCAAACGGGTCTCTTCTCTCCCTCCATTTCTTAGCTTCCCTGTTCTTTAGCCAGTAAATCATAGACGTTGACTGCGGTGGCATGTATTTTGTTATTTTCTCTACTTTTACTTTTCCTGATTCATCTGTTGTTATTTTTTGCTCGTCATATTCATAACCTACCGCACTTTTATATAGTGCCTGTTCAACTTTTGCGTTTGGTCGCCCTTTTCCTTCTTTTAGTAAATCTCTTAACTCTGCGTGCTGATTTTTATAGGTCGCAAATGCTGATGTAGAGATATTTATTTTTTTACATATTTCTACTTCTGTTAATCCATCCACTAAATATCTAAATATTAAAGGAAAGTCCTCTTTAACTTGATCATATTTTGATTTGCGTCCCATTTCTTAGTTTTCTTTTTGGTCTCCATCTATTTCTTTTTCGACATCTTTTTCTTTATAATGATCGAGCGTTATCTCTACCATTCTAGTAACAACAGATGAAATATTTCTTATATTCTCTTCTTTGACTATTTTACCGATTGCCTTTTTAAACTTCTTAAATGATTTCAGTTCGATAACGCCAACAGTCGCATCCTTATTTATGAGCTTAACCATATTATCAAACTTTTCCATCTGGTGAGGCATGAACATTAATTGAACCATTTCAAAATCAAGCATTACTTTAATATCTTCGCTTGATATATGTCCGGCTTTTGCAATCATGTCCTTGTCGCCAATACCAGACCTCATCCTTTCTTCTATGTCTTCTATTTGCTGAAATATCTCCTTTATTATTTGAGCATTATCTATACCCTGAAGTTTGTTATGAGCTAGTTGCTTTGCTGCAATTGCACTTTTCGGCAAGCTATCATATGCCAAGACATATACCTCTGTTAATTCAGCTGCTCTCGCTGCTCTTGTTCTATGATGGCCAGATATTATATGGAATTCATCATTGCCAGCTTTGTTTTTTTGAATTACAGTCAATGGAAATGATTCAAGTGTACCTTCCCCCTTAATAT